CTTACGAAAGTAACTCTAACACTAACGCATTTACTGATGCTGAACAAACTAAACTGTCTGGTATAGAGACAGGTGCTACAGGTGATCAGACCGCTAGTGAGATACTTACAGCTATCAAGACAGTAGACGGTGCTGCCTCTGGTCTTGACGCAGACTTACTAGATGGACAACAGGGTAGCTACTACCTTAACACAAGCACTACATTCAGTGGTGACGTAAGTGGTACTTACAACAACATAGTCGTAACAAACGATAGCCACACTCACGATGGGCGTTATTATACAGAGACAGAAGCAGACAGCCGTTTTGTGAATGTCACTGGCGATACTATGAGTAATACTCTCGTAGTTAATACTATTGATTCGGGGAACCCTTCTGCGAGCACCGATAATATTCGTGTTAGTGGTTACGGTATTCTAGGTAACAGAGGCACGTTCTACGTAACAAACAACGGCCCAGTGCAGATCGGTGTGGGTGGCACACACAATAATGACCCTGCAATGACTTTCACGTCAACCACAAACACAAGTCACCACACTCTGTATGAGGGTTCTAACCGTGTCTTTACAGATGGCTACCACCCTAATGCAGACAAGTGGACAACAGCACGTACCCTATCACTATCTGGTGATGCATCTGGTAGTGTATCTTGGGATGGTTCAGCTAATGCTACACTGAGTGTGACAGTGGCTAATGATAGTCACAACCATACTAATTTTACTGTGTCTGGTATTACAGACCTAAATAGTATAAGTGGTACTGCCTCGAATAAGTTTAGACCCTTTACTTCTAACTTTCAGGCTTCAAACAGACCTGCAGCAAATTATGCTGGCGGGTTTGAAATAGGTGTAGCAAGTAGTTCTGACAATTACCGTGGACAGCTTGCTTTCGTTGCTGGTGGAGCAAACGAAGGGCCATATGTAAGAACTAAAACGTCAGGCACATGGAATTCATGGAACGAAGTATGGCACTCAGGCAATGACGGTTCTGGTTCTGGCCTAGATGCTGATTTGCTGGATGGAAGTCATGCTAGTGCATTTGCTCTAAAGTCAGGAACTACTTTCACTGGTAAAGTTATTGTCGATCAAGAGTTTCAAATAACAAACGGTAACGGCAGTCAGACTCACTTTAACTACTTAGACGGTAATAACAACTATATCCGTGGTAGCACCACAACTATTGATACTGGTGTAGATTTAAACCAGAATAGTCTTTACGATGTTGGCACACTAACAGCAACTACTATACGTGCTGGCGATGGTACTGATGGTAGGTTCTTTTCTGATACTGCTGGCAGAACTGCATTTGCAGATGGTGATTTCTACTTACAAAGTAGTGTTGGTAACTTCTATGCTTATGCAACTAATACATATTTAGGCGCAAGTAGTGGTGACAACATTTATGTTCGTGGCAACACAATCTCAGGCAATAGCTGGAGTATAACTGGTGCGGGTGTAGGAACATTTGGCACAGATGCTAGAGCACCTATTTTCTACGATAGTAACGACACAGCTTATTACGTTAATCCTGCAAGCACATCACGCCTTAATGACTTAGAATTGGGCAGATACGACACCACAGAGCAAGGTATTCTTTATCTTAATGGCTCAACAGCAAGTCGTCAGTCTATTATAAAGACTACAAACGGAAACTTGCACATAGATGCGCACAGTGGCTATGGCACTTACATAAACTGGTATGGAGGTAATGCGACATATTGGGGTGTCGGCGGTTCTTCTGAGGTTGCACTTTTAAACAGTGATTACTTTCGTCATAATTCTGACATTCGTAGCCCTATCTTCTACGATAGTGCCAACACATCTTACTATGCTGACCCTGCAGGTAACTCACGTACTAACACAGAGCATACTAACTACCTTGGTCTAGGTACTGCAGCTAATACGTCAGGTGGCTACCGTCTAAACATGGGCGGCAGCATTGATATGAATGCTAATAGTATTGACTACGTTAGCCAGCTTCACTTTAATGATAACGTCAGGTTCTACGATGATGGCAATGACAACTACCTGAACTTCAAGTACGGTGACACTGGCGCAGGTGGCATTAGGTTTTACGATGGGGATACCAGCCAGCAAGGCTATGTTTATGCTGATGGTGGTGGAACTTTTGGTTTATTATCTGCTGATGGGACTTGGGCAGTACAAACTACAAATGCTAAAACTACTATCCATCATCGTCTTGATACTCCTATCATATACGATAGTAACAATACAACTTACTTCCTTGATCCTTCGAGCAGCAATTCTGCAAAGTTCAGACAGTATGTAAACATTGGTGACAGTAGCAGTTATTCGTCAAACAGTGGTAACTGGGGCGCAAGGCTAAATGTCGTAGATAACGTACATGCTCGTATTGATGTAGGTCAAGATGCTAACTCTATGTTGTCTTCTTGGTGGGCTCATACAGGCAACAGTGGACCTATCTTTGGGACTACGACAGCACACCCTATGCGAATGATGTACAACGGTACTGAAGTTGGTTGGTGGAATAACGATTATCTTTATCACAACTCAGATATCCGCAGCCCCATCTTCTACGACAGTGCGAACACATCTTACTACGTTGATGCTGCCTCAACAACTGTATTGAACAACCTAACGATTAACGGAACGGTTACAGGCATTGATGCAGGTGCTAAAGGTGGTGGCTCAGATGCTATCTTCTGGGAAAACGATCAAACAGTTACAACCAACTACACCATCACTAATGGTCAAAATGCTATGAGTGCTGGACCTATTACAATCAACCAAAACATCGTAGTTACTATCGGTGCTGGTGAAGCTTGGACAGTCGTCTAATGGCAGACATGCATCTCTCTTCTGACTTTGGTTTACGTTGGGGTAACATCGTTATAACCCCTTCTGAACTTGCCAAACATATAAAAGGTATAGACATTATAGATGGACTCTTACGTTTTGATGCAGTAAAATTCTACAACGTAGAAGGTGAAGAATACATCCAAGACCAAAACCATGTAAGACACAATCTCGTAGACCTCATAAGAAGGATACAAGGAAATGCCTGATCTAGTTTTAGGTAACAGTGCAAGTTATGATGGCAACACTAACAATGCTGCTGGTCTTGCAAGTGCATTAGGGGCTGAGTATGCTACAGCATCTAATGGTGCTTTAACTTTAAATAGGGTAATGTTTGACAATACTGGCAGTACTTTAAACGTAGAACGTAAAGGTAGTACTGACTTAGGGCCAACGGGTGGTCAAACTATTAGCTCTAACACAGAGGGGCCAGTAGAGATAAACGAAGGTGGTTTGTTTGGCACAGTTGTGACTATTAACTCTGGTGTTTATCTTTACTCAGACGATAGAACACAACCTGCTTTAAAATTAAATGTACCTGCTACTGTTAGTAACAGTGGTTATATTATTGGTGCAGGAGGACGAGGGTCTGATAGAGGTGCCTCTAATCATTCTTCAGGAGGCCCAGCTATTGAAATTGCATCCAGTGTTAGTGGAGTCACTGTAACCAACTCTAGTGGCGCATATATCGCAGGTGGCGGTGGAGGTGGTGTTGGAGGGTCTCTTGCTGGCGGCGGAGGCGGTGCTGGAGGAGGCTTAGGTGGAAACGGATCTCGTGGTGGAAGTCTTAGTGGACGTGTTTCTGGTGCAGGAGGACTTCCAGGCCAAAAAGGTGCAGCACCTGTAGAAGGTAAAGACTCTGGTGGCAGACATCCAGCCCAGTGTGGTGGTGCAGGTGGTAATGGATCACCGTGGTATGACACTGGTGGAGACTCTGGCGGTGCTGGGGGTCGTATGCTTCCTGGTCTTGCAGTTCCTGGGGGATATGCATATGTAGGTCACGGCGGTGGTACTGGGGGTGGCGGTGGTCAGGCAGGTGGCCTAACTACTGGTCCTTTTGATCCCTCTACTGGCAACAATCTTGGCGCACGTACAGGTGGATACGCAGGAGGCGGTGGAGGTGGCTGGGGATCATCTGGGGAAAGTGGATCTTCAGGTGGTAAAGCAGTCGAAGATAACGGAAATAGTTACACACTAAGTAATAGTGGAACTATATACGGAGGTACATAATGCGGTATGTGTATGCACAAAATGATTACCAAACAATAGAAGAAGTAAATGCTGCAGTTACATCATTAAAAAACCGCTTAGACAACAACCCTACGGATTGGTGTGTCGTAAAGCTTTTATCTGGAAATGCTGTAGACGGTTGGGTTGTTCCTTCTATTGGTTTGAATGATGAAATGATCAATAACCATATTTCACCAGATAGCTACTATAATGTGTCCTCTGTTAATGATGGAACTACTTACACAGCTATTACTGGTACGGAAGCAATACAAAGGGTTCAAGAAATGCGTACAAAGTATGCTACTTGGGTACAGGCTAACACTATCTATTCTTTTGATGAGCAGGTTCCTAGTAATGAAGATATGTCAGGATATGTAGAATGAGTACATTAAAAGTAGATACAATACAAACAACTGCTGGTGCAGCCCAAGAGTTTGGTAAGGTTTTGCAAGTTGTTAGTACTTATAACACAGACTATGTAAGTCAGTCTATTTCAGCTAACACACAAACAAATGTTACGAACATGTCTGTAACAATCACGCCTCAAAGCACATCTAGTAAAGTTTTGATTATGGTAGATTGGGCGGGGGAATTTGGCACGTCTGCCTGGGACTGCACAATGGGTTTAAAAAGAGGGACTACACAAATAGGTCAACCTCAAAACACAGGCAGCACATATGCTGGTAACATTGGTATTAGTGGCCCCTATGGCGCATATCAAAGTGATAACAACAGTACAGGCGAGTTTTGTTCTTTTAAGTATTTAGATAGTCCTTCTACAACAAGTGCAACTACTTATTATGTTACTGCGGGGGGCCAAGGTACGTTTACTTTAAAAAGTGGTGGAGTCTATGCTTGGTCTACAGGCAACACAACTAGCTATGAGAGATTTACTTATAGCATGATTGCAATGGAGATAGGGTAATGAGTTTAATTGCTGACGCATTGATTGAGTTATATCCCAATGCCTTGTGGTCTGTCACTAATTCAGCACAGACTTATGAAGGTTTAGTTTGGGATGAGAGCAACGAAGATCCAATCCCATCCGAAGCTGAAGTTCAAGCTAAGATGGACGAGATACAGGCACAACGTGATGCCACTCTATACCAACGTTTGCGTAAAGCTGAGTACGATAAGCTAAATCAGTACGAACTTATGTTTGACGATAAAATAAACGGGACTACTACGTGGCAAGAGGCCATTAATGAAATTAAAGCTAGATACCCTAAACCTTCAGAGTAAGCCATGTCAAAGATTACTATAAGTGGGAATCTAGGTGTAAAAGGCTATGCGGCTGACGGTACTACAATCGAAAAAGAGTTGTCTGTTTTTGAACTTAACGGCAAAAAGCCAGATGTATTTCCACGTACATCACAACCTATAGAAATAGTAGGAGGTGTTCAATTTGATGGTATCCCTACCCCTCCGTACTTAAGGTTTAAAGATGGTACTGACGAACTTTTAGATGCCGTGGGTCTTGTATATGTAACACATGATACCGAAACTATGAATGAAGGTGATACAAATCATGATTTTCCTTCAGGCATACAGTCTGGTGACTTACTTGTTATGATGCAAGCTAATATGATGGCTAGTTCGCAAGGATATGCACCTTCTCGTAATTATGGTACAGGGTTTACGGCAGTTAACCTCAGCCAATATCAAGCATTTAGTTACATGAGTAATCAATACCATGTAGCTAATATGGATATTTCTTACAAGATTGCTACTGGTTCAGAAAGTGGTTCTCGTATGTACGGCTTTAACACGCCTACTGAAACTAACGGTTCAGCTTTTGGTAGAAGAACTCTAATGGTGTTTAGACCTACTGGTTATTCAAACAGTGGAACAGTTACTGTTACACACAGCAGTGCTAAAGTTACATCTGGTGCAGAAACCACAACATCACACCAACATTCAGTATCAGTAACCCCCTCAGCAACAGACTATTCTTGTATTGTTGCTCTTTATATGAGTAACCAACATCCGTATAATATTAACACGAGTTACTCTGATCCAAGTGGAAATACTACATATATCCAACGTGTTAATTCGGGGTCAGGTATTTACCAAACAAAGCAACTAAAGTTCGGTACGGTAGACCTTATTGACCCAGGAAACTCAGCAGTAACTTTTAGTGGACCAACTACATCATACGTGGATGCAATAGCTTTACTTAGCTTCACGGTAACTTAGCCAATAACGATAGGAGATCAAAATGGCATTAACACTTTCATGGGAAGTAACAGGTGTAAAAACCAATAATCAAGTAAATACAGATGGTGATACTCTTGCCGATGCAGTTGTACAAACGTACTGGAAATGTACAGGTACAGATGCAGACGGTAACGAGGGTTCATTCTCAGGTGCTACACCTTTCTCAGCAGAGAACGTACCAGCAGGTTCATTCGTAGCATTTGCTGATCTAACAGAGGCAACAGTCTTAGGTTGGATTCAAGCAGTTGTTGTAGGTGATTACCTAGAGCACGTCAAAGGTCAGATCCAGAAACAGATTGACTCTGCTACAGTACAAGAACCAGACCTACCTTGGGCACCACCAGCAGAAGAGTAAATAAATGCTAGGCTTTACTAGTTTTTCACAAAATGCTTTTTCATCTACTGCATCTGCGCTTGCTGCTCTTGGCTATTTAGCTACGACATCAGCGCAGCTTGCAGCAGGTACTGTAATATCTAACGGTCAAGCTGGACCAATATTACCTGCTGCTACTGCTACCTTTACAGTAAACGCTTTTGGTGAGTTAGATGCACAAGCTACAACAGAACTAGTAAATGCCCTAGCTTCGTTTAATATAGCTACCCTAGCTGATATAGATGCTCAAGCTAGTACAACTATACCAGCAGCTACAGCTAGTTTTACTGCAGTAGCATTTGATGACGTAGATGCACAGGCTAGTACTATTTTATCAGGTGCAACATCTACTTTTGCTGCATCAGCACTTGACTTTGACGCACAGGCAAGTATAACTACTTCTAATGTAGTTGCTTCTTCTAGCATTAATGACTTTACTTCTGTAACTGGTAAAGCTAATATTACACCAAGTGGTGCTACAGCTACCTTTGCATTAGACATAGACTTTGATGCTAAAGCAAATACAAGCATAGGTGGCTCTGTTACAGCTACACTTACTGCTGAAGACTTTGCAGATGTAGATGCTCAAGCAAGTGGTTTCTTAAGTACTACTGCAGCGTTCCTCTCTATCTACATCACAGACTTTGCAGATGAGGATGCACAAGCTAGAGCATTTATGCCAGTGGCAGCGTCTAGCATTACAGCAAGTGACTTCGGTGACGTAGACGCTAAAGCTAATACAGACATTGGTGGCTCTGTAACAGCAGCACTAGCAGTATCAGCATTTGATAATGTTAAAGGTGCAGCTAACAAAACACCCAGCGCAGTAACAGCTACAATAGCTAATGCAACGTTTGATGATGTAGACGCACAGGCAACAGTAGTACCACCATCAGCACTACTAACACAAGCTGTTAATTTAGATGATCCTATTGCTGTAAGATTTGACTATGGTCAGTTTGCTGACAGTTATGACAGATCAAGAGTGCTTTATATAGTTTCTTACGGTGGTAGTGACACTGTGTATGTTAAAGAAGAAAACAGAACAGTTTATATAGACAAAGATATGCAGAACTACACTGTGTATATTACAGCATAAGGACAGGATATGTCTTATAAGTGGCCCGATAAAGACCCAGACGAAATGTTAGACTACAGTGTAGACTGGTCACGTTTTCTAGGCGACGATACTATATCGTCTGTAACTTGGTTTATCTATGATGGAGACGGAGTTAAACAACAAGTATCTGATTCTTCTGTAGTTAATGGTTTGCAGTTTGTTCAGGGAACAATATCAGGACGTGTAGCCACAGCAAGATTTTCACTAGGAACTAACAACATACGTTATAACGTTGTTTGTCGTATAAACACAGGGGAAAATTTACAGTATGAACGTTCTATTTTCCTACGTGTTAAGGAGAAGTAAAACATGGCGTATGATTATTTAGGATTAGTCAACGATGTAAACCGCAGGTTAAATGAAGTAGAGCTAACTGCGGCAAACTTTGCGACTACTACAGGTTATTATAGTTTTGCTAAAGATGCAGTTAATGCAGCTATCCGTCACATACAACAAGAGGAATATGGCTGGCCTTGGAATCACGTAGAAGAAACTGAAGTATTAGTTCCTGGTACAGTTCGATATGGTTTTCCGTACGACTCTAAAATAGTAGATATGAACACGTTTAGGATTAAACGTGACGATGCTTTAAATACAACAACTAAAAAACTTAGAGTTATTTCTTATGAAGAATACTTGACTAAGTATGCTGACCAGGAATATAATTCTAATACTAATATTAGAACTGTACCAACACATGTAGCAAGAACTCCTAGCAGAGAGTTTATGTTATATCCAAGTCCAGATAAAGCATATGAACTTGTGTATGAATATTATAGAACAGGTTTTGATTTAGAAAATGCTACAGATGTTTGCAACTTACCAGAGCAATATCGCTATGTTATTGTAGATGGTGCAATGCACTACGTTTATCAGTTCCGTGGTGACACACAAGCATCTCAACTAGCAATGCAAAAATTTGAGCAAGGTATTAAATACCTACGTAGTTTGCACATTAACCGTACAGATTACTTAGGTGATACAAGAGTTGGATTCTAATGGCTACCCAGTGGCAAACATTTCCGATTGAGTTTAGAGGTGGTTTGATCTCTAATCTGTCAGCCTTGCAGCATGGTACTAATGCTGTGGGTTCTGCCACTATTCTACAAAACTTTGAACCAAACAAAGAAGGTGGCTACTCTAAGATCAAAGGGTATAACAAGTTTAGTACTACCACTGTCCCAGGTAGTGGTCCTATACTAGCCCTTAAAGTTATATCTTCAGGTCGTATTATTGTAGCTCGTAAAAATGCTACCAACTACACAGAATACTATTACGGTACAGGAACTACATGGACTAGTATGGCTACAAGTGCCAGTATCAATGGCGGTAAAGCACGTCATACAGAGTTTAACTTTACTGGTGACGACAAAGTTATATTTGTTGATGGTACTAATTACCCTGCAATCTACAATACATCTGGCAACACTACAACTTTCTTAACATCTGCTAATAGTGCAGATGTCAGTGGCGCAGAAAATGTAGCTATTTTTAAGAATACAGCTTTTTACTCTAAAGGTAATAACATATATTTTACTGCGCCTTTTACAGTAGATGACTTTAGTGCAGCTAACGGTGCAGGTAGTCTTAACTTAGGTCAAGATATTACAGGTTTAACTGTCTTTCGTGATCAACTTATTATCTTTACTACTAACAGCATCAAACGCCTGACAGGTAATACAGCAGCAGACTTTCAAGTGTCACCTATTACAGACCGTATTGGTTGTATTAATGGTGATACAATCCAAGAGGTTGGTGGTGATATTATGTACCTCGCACCTGATGGTATTCGTCTATTAAGTGCTACTGACCGTATTGGTGACTTTGGTTTGGACGTAGCATCAGACAGTATTGCTAAGGATGCTAATATATTCCTTGATAGTACGTCAACTTTTTCTTCTGTCTTATTACGAGAAAAAGCTCAATACCGTATCTTTGCGTATATTGAATCAGAGCAAAGCACAGTTGCTAAAGGTTTGATAGCCACAAAGTTTATTGCTCAAGGTGCTACAGGTATTTCATGGGCTACAACAAAAGGTATAAAAGCATACGTAGCTGACGGTCGTTACTCTGGTGATCAAGAGACTCTGGCATTTGCTAACACAGATGGTTATATCTACATCATGAATACTGGGAACGATCTTGATGGCCAAGATATTGAGGCTATATATGAGTCTCCGTTTATGCCTATATCAGACCCACAAGTACGTAAGACATTTTATAAAATGACTTTGTATGCTGAACCTACAGGCAGTATGGATTTAAATCTTAACCTTAAATATGATTTTGCTTCTGGTACAAACACCGCAACAGTACAACCCACTACAGTAAACGTAAGTAGTACAGGTAGCGCAATATTTTTATACGGTGCTTCTAACTCTACCTACAACTCAGCTAGATATGGTGGAGAACTTGATAGCGTGTATAATACCAATATTATTGGCTCAGGAAAAACTATAGCAATACGTATAGAGGATAACTCAACTAACCCAACATTCACACTCGATACAGCAGTGTTAGAATTTAACCAAAACGATAGGCAGTAACATGGCAGATGGATATACACGGCAGCGATCTAGTGAAATTGTAAACGGTAACGTTATTGATGCCGATGATTTCGACGTAGAATTTAACGCAGTTGCAGGTGCAATGAATGCATCTACTGGACACAACCATGACGGAACCAGTGGTGGTGGTGCCCCAATCGAAAGCATTGGTC